TTGCCAGAGGCCAGGACGCCGGGGAAGATACGATTTTGGATTTGATCGGCTATCTTGTGCTTTTGAGGGTGTTGCATAGGGCAGGGGATAAAAGTTGACCCACGAACCACATAAGGTGGATTAATTGCAAGGCATTTTAATAACATAAAATTCCTTTCGCTCTTTGAAAATTGAATAATGCTTGACTGGCCGGGGTTTGCGGCCCCGGCCTAAATATTATCGCTCACTACTCCACTTCATACTTTTGCAATTCGGGCACTGTTTGGGCGCTTTTGTCTTTGGCATCCAATTATAACCACAACGCAGACAGGTGCAGGTTTTGGCGGCGAGAAAATCCAATTCTTTTTCGGCCTCATTTGCGGATTGCTCAACGATCTTGGAGCCGACAGCAGCCACGGCCTCATGGGTTATTTTATACCACTCACCCATGTTTTGCGCAGCCTCAAGGCGATTAACAACATCATCCAGCTTATCAGCTAATAAGATTTTTTTGACTTGAGGTCTCTTGGTTTTGTCAATCCAATTATACAGCGCGTCATACGATTTTTTTGTCCACATAATTAATCCTCCTTATAGGTTGGTGTGTTGTCTGGTCTGTCTGTCGCTCTCTCTTGCATCGGGGTGTGCTCACCCTTGCCGATCATGGTTAATAATTGTCTGCAATGATCGCAATAATAAGCCGTAACCTTGATTGTCTTGCCTCCCCACGACATACGCTCTTGCTGATGATACGCCTTGCGGGTGTCGATCGCGTCCCCGCATCTCTCACAGCGCCCCTCATAATCTGACTCCTCCATCTCAACAACAGCCTCAATGTTGCGATAAGAGAGACACTCTCCACGGTTAGCGGCGGTCATTGCCTTGCACATCTGCGACCACAGACCGGGTGTCATATAATCAATTTTGGGGTGGATTAATATCTCGATCTTACCGTCTGGACGTTTAACCGTTATTTCTGTTTTTCTTGGGGCGATTGTTTTCATTTTTTATCTCCTTCCCTTAGGTTGATTGCAGATTATATTATTATTATTATTATGTCAAGCATTATTTTAATATATTTTCAAGTATTTTAAAAGCGTAATGATTTTAAGGCGTTATGTGTGAAAATAATTGAGAAAGTGAGGTTAAAAATGCCAAAAAACCTTGATAATTACCTTGCAGGCGATCAAAATATTGTTGACATAGTAAGAGGATTTGCGCAATAATGTGAACACTTAGGAGCTTGGATAGAGACTTGAATGCTGCAATCAATTTGAAGAATCTTGCTCTACGGCGAGTTCCGCCGGAAGAGGTTTGCATCGAACAAACAAACGCCTATGGAGATGGAAGGTTACAGCCTTCGGGCAGTGTCCATCGTGGAAATAGGAATCAGACATCGGATTTACTGTTGGTAGATTCGAGTAGGTTCTGAAGAACGGAATATCTGGACACCAAAAAAGAGAACACCGACGCTTGCGATGCCGCGGGCGGAAAGGATGTGCCGTTTTGACGACAATCAACGGCGCCCTGCTTAATAAGCCGGGCGCCCGCAAGTGTAAATATTGCGGGGAGTTGCTGCCTAAAAAGCGCAAGGCGTATTGCGATATTACATGCTTACGTTTACGTAAGGACCAGGAGAGAATCGAGACTCCGACACATAAACAATGCACAAAGTGCAAAGAAGTCCAACCAAATACAGCCGATTATTTTTATTGGCGCAAAAACCCTGTGCGGCTGGACACGATATGCAAGGCGTGTCGCCGCCTGGGCGTTAAGCTCTCAAAAGAGCGCGATGCCGCCAAAACTAAAACAGGTGAAGTGATTCTTAGCCCGGACGCAAGGACCGCGGAAGGGAGGGAGAGAGCAACCCCGGACGGGTTCAGGATATACATGGAGCGGAATCCGCACTATTTCGAAACAATGTTCCGGATGCCGGCGACCCCCGAAAACATTTCCGCCGTGTATCGCGCGGCAAGCGGCGGGAAAAAAAGTAATAGGGTTCTCTGAAACAGCCGTTCTATAATTAAGCAACTATGGCGACGACCAAGACAAAAAAACCGGCCAAAAAGGCAGGGAAAAAAGCAACGGGCACAAAAAAGCCCGTCGGCAGGCCAAGCAAAAAGGGCGAAATTGACATGGCGGCCCTGTATAGGATGGCCGCCGCTGGGCTCACGGAGTGCCAAATGGCGCAAGTCATTGGCATATCCAGGGCATCATTGTCTGAATACAAAAAAGATCCCGCATTTCACGAAGTCCTAAAAAAAGGCAAGGCAATCAGCGACGCCCGCGTTGTCCGGTCCCTATTTGAGCGGGCGACCGGATACGAACATGATTCAGAAGAAATCAAAGTGATTGGCACTGAGGTTGTGAGGGTCCCGACGATTAAGCACTATCCGCCGGACCCGACGGCGATAATCTTTTGGCTGAAAAACCGCGATCCGGAAAACTGGCGCGACAAACATGAATTCACGGGCGAAGACGGCGGCCCGTTGGTGGTCATAAACAATGCGGCAAGAAAAGACAAAAAATAAGAACGCCCCGGTTGAGATTGATTTTGATACCGGTATCGCCAAATTCACAGATCGGCAGTTGGAAGTCTGCGCCGCGCTGGATGAGGATTATAAGTATATTCTCTATGGCGGGGCCCTGGGCGGCGGTAAGTCGTATCTGCTGCGCTGGCTGGCTGTTCGCATCCTCATGAGCGTATTTGCGAATTATGGCATCAAAGGCGGAGCCGTCATGTTGGCGTGCGAAGACTATCCGACGCTCAAGGATCGGCAGATCGCAAAGATCGAAAAAGAATTTCCTGCATGGCTAGGTAAATATCACGACAATCATAAGATTTACGGGAAATGCTATATACTCGGGAAGCGCTACGGCGGCGGCGTGATATGCCTGCGAAACCTCGACGACCCGTCGAAATATCAATGCTTCCATCCCGATACTGAAATATTAACGCTGAACGGGTGGACGCCAGTATTTGCTATTCGGGCTGGAGAATTAACGGCAACAATAAACCCGGCGACGCGCCAAATGACATATAAGCCCGCGAGCAAGGTGTGGGATTATGATTTTGATGGCGACATGGAAACGATGTGCTCGCGCGGGGCACCTGCATTCTCTGTTACTCCCAATCATACTATATGGGCGTCAACTAAAAGATGCTCCACAATCAAACCCTACAGGGCTGACCAGCTACCCGCTACAGCGAAAATACCGCAGACCGTAAAATGGGAAGGGACTGACCGGACGGATAATTTCGTTTTCATCAGCCCGGGAGCAAACGGAAAAAGTGTTCGTTTCTCACCTGGCGATTGGATGGAGTTTCTCGGGTGGTATTTGGCGGAGGGCAGCCTCGACCCGGCTCCCCGCTATACAATCCGCATATCTCAGGTGAACGGCATGGGCAGAGAACGGATTATTAAGCTACTGAAACGCAACAAAATCAATTACCATGTGCAAGAGAAGGAAATCAATTTCAATAATCGCGCTCTAAATAAATATCTATCTGTATTTGGGAAGAGCCACGATAAATATGTGCCCCGTGAAATAATGACCTACAGCCAATCCCTTTTGATGCGCTTTCTGTGGGCAGTTGTCGAGGCTGACGGGACGTGGATCAATGATAAAGTCGGGCACTTCGTAACATCATCTAAGAGACTTTCGGACGACATATCTGAAATAGCCATTAAGTGCGGGTATCGGCCAACCGTATCGCTACGCCACGACAAACATGGATCGAACCCATACGGGGATGGGCATAGGCCACGATACCACGTTCATCTTTTAATGAAAAACACAGACACTACGTGCGGGCAGCACAGGAAGAAAGAGCGCTACCAAGGGAAAGTGTATTGCTTAACTGTCCCTCCTCACCATGTTGTACTTACGCGCCGCAAGGGGCGAGTGTCGTGGAGCGGGCAAAGCGCCGAGTTTGTTTCCATCATGGTCGATGAATTAACCAAAAACGACATCAACGTGTTCACTGATTTACGGATGCGCCTACGCTGGCCCGGCGTTCCTGATGAAAAATGTGTGTTCGTGGGCGCGACAAACCCCGGCGGCGTCGGCCATAACTATGTCAAGGCGTATTGGGTGACGAAAGTATATCCGCCTGAATTCATATCGCCGATCGATTTCCGCCCGCGTTTCAAATTCATTCCCTCGAAGGCAGAGGACAACCCGCATCTCGATCAGTCGTATTGGGAAACCCTGCATTCACTACCGGAACACCTACGCGCCGCGTTTCGTGACGGCTCCTGGGATGTGTTTGAGGGGCAGGCGTTCAGCTTCATGCGCCATACCCATGTTATTCCGGAGCAGCCGATTCCTGCCTACGCACCGATTTACACCACTTTCGATTGGGGTTTTGGGGCTCCGTTTTCTTGGGGCTGGTGGTGGGCGGATGGCGACGGACGCATTTATCGGTTTGCGGAGTTTTACGGATGGAATGGAACGCCGAATAAAGGGCTACGCTGGGAAGACTCGCGCATTGCTGACGAGATTGTCCGACGCGAAGCGGAATTGTCGCAGAAATACGGAATTGATTTTTCCAGGGCGATCCGGAAAGCCGGACCTGATTGTTTTCAGAAGAAACCGGACTACAAGGGCGGCGGGCAGGGACCGAGTACGGCTGAGATTTTCGCGCTCAAGGGCATCTATCTGTCTCCCGGCGATGCGACGCGGAGCGTCAAGATCCGGCAGTTTCGAGAACGGCTCAAGGCTCCGGCCGATGGAAGTATGCCGATGCTGATCGTTTATGACTGCTGCGAGCAGTTTATCCGCACCATCCCGGACATTACCGTTCATCCAAGCGACCCCGAAGACATAGACGATAAAGGAGAAGATCATATTTACGATGAAGCGTGTCATGTCTGCATGGCCCGGCCGCTGTCCCTAAAGATTCCGCCGCGACTTAAAACAGAGGCCCAGGCGCATATTGACATGATCACGAAACCGACCCCACGCGACCCGATGGAAATTGAGGACGCTCATGCTGCGATTCTTGATCACATTAGGACATGGGAGCAAGAGGATGAATTGATCTATACGAGAGGAGGAACTTACAGTGATGTTGATGGAAGATAGCGATCTCATTACCGGCTTATTGACGGTGTGTATGGTTTTACAGGCGATAGCGATTGGTGGAATTATGATTTTATTGTGGTCTGTTTTTTCGCGCGTCATTTTGCGAGAAGAGCCTACCCCCGGGCACGCCGCCGCC